CTGTAGAGGCTTGGGTTTATATAACTTCTGCATCTCAACAATACCAACAGGTGTTGCGTGGGCAAACCAGCAATGAAATTTTGCTGATGATAGAAACCACAAACACTCGCGTTCAATGCGAAGGTACAGGTGGAACCGCAACCAGCCCTGCCACGTTCCAATTAAACACTTGGAATCATTGTGCCGCTGTAAGGAATGGCTCAACAGTAACTGTTTATTTAAATGGTATTGGTGGTACTCCAGTAACCATGAACCCAGCTACCACAACATCAGAAGTTTTTAGGATAGGCACGGATACATCACCTTCAAGATATTTAAGCGGCTGTATAAGTAACCTTAGAATGGTAGTTGGTACGGCTGTTTACACATCAAACTTTACGCCGCCTACTGCGCCATTAACTGCAATATCGGGTACTGGACTGCTTACCTGCCAAAGCAGCACGTTCGTAGACAACAGCACTAATAACTTTGCGCTAACAGCAAACGGCAATGTACAGCCAGTAACAACAGCACCATTCCCAGCGAAGGTAGATACAACCACATTGAACTCTTCCTACAGCACATCACTAATAGGTGGTAGTGCGTACTTTGATGGTAGTGGGGATAGTTTGACTGTCCCATACAGCGCTACTTTGATGCCGGGGACAGGTGACTTTACTTGGGAAGCTTGGGTTTACCCAACCACAACAGGTGGAAACTATTTTCTTTTTAGCCAATCGGGCGGTAGCTTAGACATATACAGAAACACTTCTAATAAACTTGTTATTGATCAAGCTGGCGTAGCTAATTTAGCTACTTCAACAAACACAATCCCCGTCAATGCTTGGACGCATTATGCGTTTACAAGATCGGGCACTACTACTCGGCTATTTGTTAATGGCGCTTTAGACGTATCTGGCACTAGTTCAGCTAACTTAACAAACGCAAACGCAACAAGCATTGGTTCAAGTTGGCCCGGCTATATTGCGAGTCATCGTTTTGTTAAAGGCACTGCGGTATACACAGCTAACTTTGCTCCACCTGCTACGCCATTAACAGCCATAACAAATACATCGTTGCTTTTGTCTGCCACCAACGGCGGCATCTTTGATGACACGGCTAAGAACGTATTGGAGACTGTAGGTGATGTGCAATTAAGCACTTCTGTGTACAAGTGGGGCAGCAGTTCAATCAGGTTTGATGGTACTGGTGATGCTCTTTTACCGCCAACATCAAAGCTTCTTGCATTTAATACTGGCGACTTTACTGTTGAACTGTGGGTTTATCCTGTTGCGTGGGATTCAAACATGGTTGTTATACAAGGTGGGTCTAACGGTTTTGGTATACAAAAATATTCTGCAGGAGCTACCGGCAATATAGGCGTAATTATTAACGGAGGCTGGGTAATAACAGATGCTACGTTACCTACTACTGGGCAATGGACTCATATTGCAGTTGCAAGGTCTGGAAGTACATTAAGATTTTTTGTTAATGGTGTAATTTCAGGTAGCACCCCATCAAACACTTCTGATATATCAGATGGTATTAAAAATATTGGCGGTGAAGCAGGACAAACGTACTTTAATGGTTACATGGACGACATTCGTGTCACTAAAGGCGTAGCGCGTTACGTAGCTAACTTCACTCCACCAACGTCAGCACTACAAAATCAATAATTATGGATATCAATTTAAAATTTAACATTGACGAGATTAACGAGTTGCTATCTGCATTGGGTCAGCTCCCATACACTCGTTCATTCCAGCTTATTCAGTCTATTCATGATCAAGCTATCCCTCAGATACAGGCGGCTAATGCTGTAGCACCCGAGGTCGCAAATGGCTGAGGATACAGACACACGCTTGTCAGTGCATGAGGCTGTATGCGCTGAACGATACGAGGGCATTCAACGTAGATTCGATGAAGGATCTAAGCGCATGCAGAAGATTGAATATTTGATCTATGCGGTGATGGTGCTTGTGTTGTTAGGCCCCGGCGTGGCTGCTGAATTGTTTAAGAAAATAATAGGTCTGTGAAATTGTTGATCCGTTCACCCTTCTAGCCACAGCTAATGCTGCAGTAATTGCGGTTAAGAAGGGGTGCCAGCTTTACAAAGACATAAAGAGTGCAAGCGGTGACGTCGGTGCGGTATTAAAAGATTTACGAGAACAGTACCACAGGATAGTTGACCCAAGCCCTCAGCAGAAGATGCAGTACAACGCTGAGGTGCAGAGGGTACAAGAAATAGCTAAAACTGATCCTAACGATGTGTTCACGCAAATTGGTAACCAGCTTGGCGTTTTGATGGACACGTATGATTCACTAAGCAAAGCATTATTGCAGGAAGAACTATCAAGCAAGAAAGTTTATAAAGGGGAAGAAAGTGTAGGTCGCCGCGCTTTGCGTAGGATCATTATCACCGCTAGACTTGACGCGATGCTTGTGGAAATACGCGAAACAATGGTTTATAGGTCACCCCAAGAATTAAGTGGTTTGTGGGGTAAGTTTGAGACGATGTGGGAGCGTATTGTCGCCGAGCAGAATGCAGCACATGCCGAGGAAATCAGACAAGCGCAGGTAGCAAAATGGCGACGAGCAAAGATAAGAAAGAAGCTAAGAGAACAACTGACTTCATTTTTAGCAGTAGTGTTCGTAATAGTGTGGTTCCTGTGGGTAATGATACTAATAAGAATGAGTCACACATACCAACTCCAATACTCTTCACCGGATTGGTGGTGTGTCTTGTGTTAATAATTTTGATCCCAGTAATTGGGGTTGCGTACATGGACATGAATAACGCAACGGTTAGGGCGATAGAAGAAACACGCAAGATGCGTGAGTTACGTACAAAGATACTTTTAGAAATATACGAGGGGCAAAAATGATACCTGTCATCGGTGCACTACTTGGGACACTTGCAGAAAGTGGACTAGGTCTATTGTCTAGTGCCATTCAAGCTAAGGGCAAAGAGGTTGTAGAAAATACCCTCGGCGTCAAGATTCCAGACAACCCTACTCCTGCAGACGTTGAGAAGCTACGTCAGCTCCAATATGACCATGAAGAACGATTACTAGAGCTTGGCATCGAAAAAGCCAAGATGGAACTAGCGGAGTTGCAACTATTCGCTGATGCTGCCAAGAACGAAGATAACAACGTGTCTGAGCGCTGGAAGGACGACATGGCGTCTGACTCTTGGCTATCCAAGAACATTCGCCCCATGAGCTTAATTGCTATTTTCTGTGGCTATTTCTTATTTGCGATGATGTCGGCGTTCGGATACAACGCCAACGAGTCGTATGTTAATTTGCTCGGTCAGTGGGGTATGTTAATAATGGGTGCATATTTTGGTGGTCGAACGATTGAGAAGCTTGCAGAACTGAGAGGTAAAAAATGAGCCTCGCACAAGAACAAGCCGCCTTCCTTCTAGATGCCTGCAAGCTTATTCAGTACGCTACAGAGCAGGGATTTTTGGTTACTGGCGGTGAATTAGCCCGTACCCCTGAGCAGCAGGCTATTTACTTCAAGACAGGTCGCTCCAAGACCATGAACAGTATTCACTTGAAGCGGTGTGCAATCGACCTAAACTTCTTCAAAGAAGGAAAGATTATTTGGGACAAAGCAATGCTTGCGCCGCTGGGTGCTTATTGGGAGTCTTTGCATCCAAAGAACCGTTGGGGCGGCAACTTCAAGAGCCTACTTGATTGCCCCCATTTTGAGCGTAATGTCTAAAAATACAGTCTTTTCCCCAAGGCTGAAGTGACCTTGTGAGATTGTCAACCTGATGGGAAAATAGGCGAATTAACGGGGAAAAAATGGCTACAAACATACCATCGTGGGTGATGACTTATGACAGTCTGACCTATTACGTCCTTCAGTATCTAGAAAGGTCTGATCAGGCGACGATTAATGCCATCCCTACGTTCATCACCTTGGCTGAGTTTGAGATTGCCCAAGAGATCAAAACCTTGGGGCAACTGCAGATTGTCGAATCCACCATGAATTCAGGCAGTCCAAACCTGCCTAAGCCAGCTCGGTGGCGTAAGACTGTATCGGTCAACTATACGGATGCCAGCGGCAACAAGAACCCTCTTTTGCTTCGCAAGTACGAGTACCTGATCAATTACTCGCAGAATAGCGCCACTACTGGAGCGCCTCTGTATTACTCAGATACGAGCTGGGATTGGTGGTACATATCACCTACGCCAGATCAGGCATACTCATTTGAGGTGCTCTATTACGAGCGTATTCAACCATTAAGCTCAAGCAATCAGACGAACT